CAACTTGCCCATCCGCCTGAAGACCAACGAGCGTGATCGAAGCGTCACCCGTGGCGGTGACAACGCCAACCTCACCAGTGGCCTCGACCCCCGTTACTTGGACCTCGGCACTCGCTGCAACGGTGACAGAACCCACCTGACCGGTGGCTTGAACCCCGGTCACCCAAATCGTGCCCTCGGGAAGGGCTGCTAGTGGGGATGCTGCGATGGGGCCGAAACCGAGCATGGCTTACCTCAATGTTTGGCGGGCCACGTCACGGAATACGGGAAGCCCTCTTGTGCAGTAATATCACGAAGCGCCTGACGATACACCTCCCACTCCATAGGGATGTTCGTGCCGCGCTCGGTGTGCATGATGACGATCCAATCTGTCTCAGAGAGCAGCCGATCTCGATGCGCGCGAACATTAACAGATGCCGTTTCGATAGGCAGTTCAAGAACTCGCCACACCTGCGTCCACGTCCTGTCAATGTTCTGCACAGATTGAGAGACGCGATGCGTCTTGCTATCCACCGCAGGAGCAGGCACCGCCTGCACGGGATAAACGTCATACGCCGCTAGAACACTGTCAGGCACCTGCTTCGGGAAGCTGGTGTGCGGATTGTCACGGCGCAGTTCGCCGAGCGTGTAGGGATATTTGCTCGGCTGGCCGTTTGTTACTTTGACGAACATTTCCGTCTCCTTTGGTTAGAGGTCATAGGAAAAAACAGCGTCTCCAACGCTGTCAACGATATACATCTTCGTGCCATCGTCTTTGAAGAATAAGTCTCTCGGGAGTGTCGCTTGCGCCGCCACGCTAAAGTTCTGCACATAAGAGGCCGTGCTGATGTCCCATGCAGACGATAGGCTGTATTCATTCACAGCGTCTGCATTGTTGCCGACGATATACATCTTCGTGCCATCGTCTTTGAAGAAGACTCCTGTCGGGTTTGTCTCTTGCGCCGCCACGCTAAAGTTCTGCACATAAGAGGCCGTGCTAACGTCCCATGCAGACGATAGGCTATATTCGTTCACATCGACTCCAGTGCTGCCGACGATATACATCTTCGTGCCGTCGGGTTTGAAGAAGACGCCACCCGGGTTTGTCTCTTGCGCCGCCACGCTAAAGTTCTGCACATAAGAGGCCGTGCTGATGTCCCATGCAGACGATAGGCTGTATTCATTCACATCGTCGCCGCTTTGGCCGGTGATATACATCTTCGTGCCGTCGGATTTGAAGAAGACGCCTTGCGGGTTTAGCTCTTGCGCCGCCACGCTAAAGTTCTGCACATAAGAGGCCGTGCTAACGTCCCATGCAGACGATAGGCTGTATTCATACACAGCGTCGCCGGTTTGGCCAACGATATACATCTTCGTGCCATCGTCTTTGAAGAATAAGTCATTCGGGGCTGTCTCTTCCGTCTCCACGCTGAAATAGTCAGTGGCCGGATATGTGAACGACGCCGTGCTGATGTCCCATGCAGACGATAGGCTGTATTCGAAAACAGCGTCCGATTTAGAGCCGCCGACGATATACATCTTCGTGCCATCGGATTTGAAGAAGACGCCACCCGGGCCTGTCTCTTGCGCCGCCACGCTAAAGTTCTGCACATAAGAGGCCGTGCTAACGTCCCATGCAGACGATAGGCTGTATTCATTCACATCGACTCCAGAGCTGCCGACGATATACATCTTCGTGCCATCGTCTTTGAAGAAGACGCCTGTCGGGGTTGTCTCTTCCGTCGCCACGCTAAAGTTCTGCACATAAGAGGCCGTGCTAACGTCCCATGCAGACGATAGGCTATATTCATTCACATCGTCTCCAGAGCTGCCGACGATATACATCTTCGTGCCGTCGGATTTGAAGAAGACGCCTTGCGGGACTGACTCTTGCGCCCCTATGCTAAAGTTCTGCACATAAGAGGCTGTGCTGATGTCCCATGCAGACGATAGGCTGTATTCATTCACATCGTCGCCGCTTTGGCCGGTGATATACATCTTCGTGCCGTCGGATTTGAAGAAGACGCCATTCGGGGCTGTCTCTTGCGCCCCTATGCTAAAGTTCTGCACATAAGAGGCCGTGCTAACGTCCCATGCAGACGATAGGCTGTATTCATTCACATCTTGGCCGGTTCGGCCAACGATATACATCTTCGTGCCGTCGGGTTTGAAGAAGACGTCTGCCGGGGATGTATCTTGCGCGGCAACATAAAACCAATTTATCGGCGACCCATTATACGCCGCATTAGCCAAATCCCAGCCGCCAGTCGGCACACCACCAGCCGCCGCTTGTTGCATCAGCCTCGCAATGCTCATGACAGGTCTTGCCCCGCAGTGAAGCCATACCAAATCGTGCCGCCGTCATGCGTGAAGAACACGAACACATCGACATCGCCGGAACCAGTCGAGAGTGTCGGTGCAGTGGCAGCGGCCCAATCAACCGAGGCAGGCCAAGTGATCGTGCGAGCCGTGCTGTCCTGCGTTACCTTGAGCGTGAAGCCGTAGGCGGTTCCCGAAGCTGGCGGATTGGAGAATGTCGTGCTGGTCACATCCTCCGACAGGCTTAGAGAGAAAACATTCCCTGCTTCACAGTCTATGGTTAAAGCCCCAGAAGAAGAAGCGACAGAAACAAACGTTTCATTGTAGGACTTCGCTTGGAACTCTTCAGGAGCAGAAAAATCCCCTGAATCATTAACCTCGAGGAAGTGTGCCGCAGTAGCTGTAATGAACACCGAGGCCGAGCCTGCGAGATTAAGCGGGGAACCGGAGTTTGAACTCTCCGTGGCACTACGAGTAAGTGTGGTCCCGCTGGCAGTGTAGGTGCCGGTGCCAATCTCCCAAGAAGAGCCCTCTTCAATCGTGTACCGGACAACCTCACCATCCAGAACCCCGGCGTCCGCGAAGGATTGGTAGCCTGCTTCAGCCGACCCAAGGGTGATCGTCCCCGTGCCGGTAGTGGCCGTGGTCATGCGGGCGCGGTTGACGAGCGTCACCATCTCGGGGCTCCTATCTCAGACGTCAGGCAATGCGGATGATCGCGTTCGACGCATCCGCAGTCGGGAAGACGATCTGGAAGTCGCCTGACGACGAGCTCTTATCCGAACCAAAGTCAAGAACAACCACTGCCGGGTCACCCGCCGCCGTGTCGTTGTAGATCAGCGCGCCGCGAGCCGTGATCGTTGCCGACGTAAACGTGATGTCCGAGAAATCGGTGAACGCCGTCGTGCCGCTCGTCGTCGGGGTCACATTGGTCAACGTGCCGCCGCCAGCCGAGTAGGTGCCAGAGTTGCCGACCTCGTTGCTCGAAGTGTAGGCCGTCGTCGCAGCCGTAAACGAAGCCGAGTTCGTGTACAGCGCCAGCTTGAACGCATCGCCCGTGCTGGCGGTAAAGTTGTGTACGCCTTGCAGGAGCTCCTGCTTGAACGAGGTACACATAAAGTTGCCCGTGAAAGCCATTTCAGAGTCTCCTGACCAGTTCTGCGAGCTTCGGTTCACCCGCATCCATTAACGTATTGTACACGGTTGTGCGGTCACTTTGAACCGCTTGTTTCAGGTACAATTCTATCAGCTTCTCGATCCGAGCGCGATACGCCAAAGCCTGATCTCGAATAGCCGGCGGGGCTGTGTCCGAAACAGCCACAATCTTGTCCGCGCACTGCTGAGCCAGCTCTTCGGCCGTAAAGCCGCGGCGATCAGTCGTGCGAACCCCGACCTTGAAATCGGAACTTAATTCCATTGCTGCAGTAATCATTGTTTTGCCCTCATGACCAGACCCGTGCGGTATTCATCCGTTGTTTCCTTGGCCTCGCCCAGCTGCTTAAGGCCGATCAGGCTCTCTTGAAAGCGAGCGGTGTAATACTGCATCATGTCTTGCTCACCCTTCATAAAGGTGTAGGCTTCCATGAGGCAACCATAAAGCAGCGTCAATTCCGCGTTGGTACTGAGCCACGAAGTCTGATCTTCTGCCAGCTCTGTGATGCTCTGCGGGCGGTACATGTAGTGCAGCTCAACCGGGAAACTCGACGCCGGCGTGGGCGCTAGAATAAAGTAACCCACATCGAACTGTGCGTAATACTTCGGATCGCCGGTCACGTCGGGATCCGGTGTGTACTCCTGCAGGAAAGTCACATCCTTAAAATCCATGAACACCTTCTCGCCGTCGGCGTTCGTGTAACTCAGGGAGAACGGAGCGAGGAAGTCGGACGGAGCAGCCAAGTACTTGTTGTTGGCCGAAGCATTCGCTGTCGCGTTCTTGCGAAACAGCGACAGCTGCACCTGCTTGAGAATACGCTCCTCCGCCATGCGGATGAACAGCGGTAAGTTTGCCACGAAAGTCGATTCCGTGTTTTCGGTGTAGTCTTGAATCGCCTGTTTCAGTTGCCCGTATGTAAAGCTCATGTCGTCACCACCGTAACCTGCCCTACACTACCTACCATGCGAGGCCGCACAAGGCTAGGATCCTCTATTGTCGGCACTCCGACGTAGATCTGCAGAGCCTCGGGCTGGTCGGGGCGCGGGTTGCGTAGCGCCTGTGGGTCTGGGCCGACCTTTGGCGGGTAGAGCTGGGGATGCTTCGGTTCGTACTCGTCCGGGCCGACAAGCGCACCTGTCCACTCCTTCTTCATGTCGCGAAGACGGTAGCGGAACCCGGAGCGGTCCGAAATGCCGTAGGCGTTTTTGTCCGACGCGAAAGCCATTAGGTCCTCATGTAGCGGGAGCTCGGCTGTAGCTTCAAGGATACACGGTCCTCATCTTCCTCCGCCGCACGTTGGAACTCTTCTTCGTACACAGCTTTCAGGATCTGCAACCGTTCCGGCGCCCGTTTCATGGCCAAATAGTAGGCCAGCCCCGCGACCATGCAAGGCAGGAAGCGGAACGGAAGATCAGTCGTGTTGACCAACGCATCGGCGTCCTCGATCCGCTGGACGTAGTAGTAGATCAGCTGGTCCGTAGAGTTTTCCGGCGTCTGCCAGAGGGTGATCACAGGTTGGATCTGACGGTTCAAGAAGAACTGCGACGGCCGGCCTTGATCGGTCTTGTTCGGGAACGTCAGGTACTCCCCGCGGCTGATCCGCTCGACCTCGTAGTCCGTACCATCCCGGCGCAGCACCATCTCGAGGATGTCGACCACATCCGCGCCTAGCGTGTAGGTCGATGTGCCTTGCGTAAGAGTGGTCGTCCCCTGAGCTACCGTCCAGAGATTCAGGCCCCGGTTCGCCCAGTCAGCGAACATCAGGTTGAGGGACCGACGAGCTGTGCGCGCGTCGTAGCCCGTGCGAACCTCAAGGCCGCAGCGCTCATAGGCTTCCTCGATGACTTCAGCGACATCGAGGTTGAAGGTCCGGGTGCCTGACGTGGTCATTTTTTCTTCGCCGTCTTGGCCGACTCACGGAACGCCTTTGCAGTCGGCGCACCTTTGGTGCCGGGCTTCCTCATTTTCTCGCCAGAACCTTCCGCGATCCGCTTCCGCTTGGCGTGGATGTTGGCGTAAAGACCGGGGCGCTTGGCCATTACTTCATCTTTCCCATGGCCATCTGCTTGCGGGGGCTGCACATCACCTGCCCGCCCTTGGCCATCTTGACCTTGCCGCCCTTCTTGTAGCCGGCCATAACCTTGCCGCCCATCTTCATACCCTTGGGTTTGCATCCAGCCATCGGAACCTCCGTTATCTGCTTGGCCATATTAGCACGGTTCATTTTCACTGTCCCACGTTGTTCTTGATGTAGAAGCCAACCGCCCCAGCAATAAAGGTCAGCACCGCAACGGTGACCACCTTCACGACTGTAGACCAGATGGCTTTCTTTGTATCGCGCCACGAGGTCAGCAGGTTGCGGATTTCCTCGAGATCCTTCTCTGCGTTCTGGTCGTGCAGCCCAAGTTCTTCGAGCGCAGCGCGGGCGCCCTTCTTGGCCGCGCGGTCGAGCATAGCCTCAAATTCTTCTGGGGTCATGTTAACGTTTCCCATGTCAGCATTTCCACTTCTTTAAGGCTAGAGCTTTTCGAGTCGGACGACCTTTCTCGTCCTTCATTGGTCCGGGCATCCCGCCCATCCGAGCGCAGAAGCTTTTCTTGCGGCCCGCGTCCTTTTTGTTCTTCGGGTTCGGAGCCGGCGGTTTGAGGTTCATACCCTCACGTTTCGCCGAAGCTCGGCCCTTGGCGTTGAGGCCACCCTTGGGGTCCTTGCCCTCTTTGCGCTGCCATGCTGGGGATTTAGCCATCAGAGCGGGCCTCCGTTCTTGACTAAGACAAGTATAAAGAAGCAGGAGGCCTCGTTATTGTTCGAACTACCATTAGCCGTGGCCTCGAGTGTTGTCTTTTCCGGAATCGCGAGAGGGTACTCAAACACGTAGTTCGCCGACCCGTTGTTGACCGTAGTGATCGCCGCAGCGCGCCGAATCCCGTCCTGTCCGATAGTAAGAAGACGGCCAACAACTTGCGCCGACCCGCCGGGTTGTCCTGCGGAAAACAAACCCTGCGACAAGTAAGCCGTGTATCCTGCAGGGATGGTGTAGCTGCCTGTGATGCGCCGGTTGTAATCGAATTTGATAAGGTCATAAACCGTTGCGGGCACACCACTCGTGACCGACCCAGCCCCAAAGTAGATGTCTCCCGCCGCAGACAAGCCGGAGCCGGCGGTCGCGACATAGGCATCGTTGATGTGCAAAAACGCCTGTGACGTAAGAACCTCCGTCTGACCATTAAGGGTGACGGTTTCTGAAATCTCGTTGTGATTTGCATCCAAACCAGCGACAAAAACCGTCCTAGCGCCAGTACCCGCCGCAGTGTCGTCTACGCTTGAGGAACTGACCTTCAGCTGCGCGGCGGGGGAGGGGAAAGTGAGAATGCCCGAGCGAGGCCATACGGTTACCCTAGTCGTGTCAACGTCCGGGTTGTATCCAAACACAGCAACAGAGCGGTGGCCCGGAATTTGACCCCGAGCCACCTGTAGTTCAAACGGTTCTACAGTACCGACCTGCGATATCGATCTGATGTCGTAGACCGGCAT